TATGACGCTAATATTACTAGGGTTATTGATGGGGATACTGTTGCGTTTGAAGCGGCTTGGTTACCAGACCCACTCAAAAAAGAACTAAGCATTCGTGTCTTTGGTGTTGACACGCCAGAAAAGGGACACAGAGCGCAATGCCCGAGTGAAGCACAGCGTGGCGAAGCGGCTACTAAATTCACAAAAGAAATGATTGCCGCAAGTCAAAAGCGTCAAGTTGTTCTGATGGATTGGGACAAGTATGGCGGCCGTGTTCTCGGTGACGTTATTCTAAACGGACAAAGTTTACGTGGTATGTTAATCTCTAAAGGCTACGCTAGAGAATATTACGGTGAGGCTAAAACTTCTTGGTGTAATTGAGGGATTCATGTGGAGACTATGGGCAAAAGCACTAGGCAATAAATCTAGTGCATGTGATAGAGAGTCCGACAAAATTGCAATCATCAGAACCTGTATTGTGCTTTGCTATATAATAACGAATCTGTTTATTGTAGCAGGCGTAATAAGGCATTGGTAAATGGCACACATAGTAGCAAATCTTCCCCCAATTAAATGCTTTGTACGCAAAGAATTTCTCTATGATTTTGAAAAAGGTCACGGAGAATTAGTTCCTTGCTGGTGGATAAGTATAAAGAGTTTAAGGGGACAAGCATTTCGCATAGAAGCATATCTAAATGAATATGGCGCACTATATGATAAACTACCTTTACATGCATTCTGTTGGAAAGAGATATCACATGAAATGCCACTCGACCAATTACAATTGTGGGATTGTTTGTCATATGACATTACTGTAATTAAAAAAGCACAGTTGCAATCTCAGAAATGTAAATTTAAAACTAAGGCTGGTGACTGGAGATACGGCGAGTACATGTTTACTGTCGATTCTGCACATCCAGATTTTAATATACTAGATACAGGATTCAGCGAAGATATTGAAGACCATAAATCTTATAACTTTATTAAATGTGACAATGGTCAATTTGCGGCACAGCCGAACAATAGAATGTTGATTTTAGAACCTAGTAGCAACCCAAAGGAACTTAAGATTCCAGACTTCAAAGTCGCAACAAAGCGTTGGTCTGTAGAGACTGAAGCAAAATGGGCACTCGGAGGCACAAGTACAGTAATGTACGAATAAGGAGATTAAATGACAACATACAACGTATTCTGCGACACATGCGAGGCTGAGTATTCAGTAACTCCATTAGTAGGCGGAGATAAAACGACACCAACAAATTGCGCTTATTGTGGTTCAACAATAACCGAAGAAGCGATATCAGAAAAAAACGAAGAGTGGACAGATGAGGATTGGGACAAATTAATAGAAGATGATGAATGGTCCTCGGAAGACGATAGATGATTATCGCAGGAGTAGATTATTCTCTAACGTGTCCTGCAATGTGTGTGTTTGATGATGAAGATGGTGAGTTTAGTTTTGAAAAATGTCATTTTTATTTTCTGACCCAATCTAGAAAATACGATGTGCAATTTAAAAACATAACAGGTAGATTTTTTGACCACGAAGGAATGACTGACGTATTACGATACGATGGTATATCAAATTTCTTCATCGATAGACTGTTAGAGACAGACAAGGACTGCCATGTATTCTTAGAAGGATATTCTATGGGATCAAAAGGCAGAGTGTTTAACATTGCAGAGAACGCTGGCATTCTAAAATACAGACTATGGTTGTTTGCCGTAGAGTGTACAGAGATACCACCAACAGTACTTAAAAAATATGCTACTGGTAAAGGCAATGCAAACAAAGAACGAATGCAGGAAGTCTTTGAAGAATTCAACGACATTCGTTTAAAAGAAGAACTACATATGACAGAGAAGCAATGGAATCCTTCTTCCGACTTGATTGATGCGTATTGGCTATGCAAATATGGATTTGACAAGTTGACATCCGAAGCAAAGTAGAGTATACTCTATATTATAATAGAAAGTGATAATTATGGAAGAAGAAAAAATTAGTTCGTTGTTCGGTTTAGACGATGCTAAGAAACCTAGACAGCCAAAAGTACTAGGGCAACTATACACGTTCTATTTGGTTGGAGAAATAACAACTCCAGACGATTACGTTGAGTGGTTCGAAATAATCAGAAACGCAACAGAGAATGATATTGTTAAAATTCATATCAATTCTCCAGGCGGTAATTTATTTACTGCTGTACAACTAATGCGTGTCATGGCAGAATCACAAGCAAACATTCTAACATCAGTAGAGGGCGCATGTATGTCTGCGGCTACGATGGTGTTCTTGTCTGGTGATGGATTTGAAATCTCAGAACATTCTATGTTTATGTTCCACAACTATTCAGGTGGCACTATCGGCAAGGGTGGTGAGATGTACGACAACATCATGTATGAACGCAAGTGGTCAGATAAATTCATGCGTAGCATTTATGATGGGTTCTTAACAGATACCGAAATTAAATCTATGCTTGAGAACAAAGATATCTGGATGGAACCCGAAGAAGTGTTCAAGCGTTTGAACAAACGTGGTGAAGAGATTATGAAAGCATCTGCGCCTAAAAAGCCTAGAGCCAAACCAGTACCTAAAAAGGTGCCTGCTAAAAAAGTGAGGAAGACAAATGAGTGATGGTGTATTCTTAGTATCGTCAGCTATTCATGCAAAGCATGGTGTGTATGATACTCAAACGAGACTTGAACAAACTATTGAAACATGTAAGTCTATTAGAAACAAATGTGATGCAGATATTGTTGTGCTAGATGGTGGCTATCAAGATATCACAGAAAAAGAACGTGAAATATTATCGCAATACATTGATAGATTTTATACGTTCGCTGATGCTGAAAACATTCAACAACTTCAACAAGTACCTAATCACGACATTGTTAAAAACATGATTGAAATTATTATGTATGGTTCTTTCTTTGATAAAGCTATTGAAGATGGTTGGCGTGAAAAGTATAAACGTATCTTTAAAATGAGTGGACGTTATACATTGAATGATGATTTCAATTATGATAAACACATGCAAGCGATAGATAAAATTATTGTTCGTGGTCCATTTACAAGTCAATTCAGACAAGAAATTACAGGTGGTGTGTCGTTACAGTATATGAGTCGCTTGTGGAGTTTTGATGCATTCTTGCTTCCATACGTTAGAGACCTTTATACTGATATGTTTAATCACATGCAAGATCGATTGAACGCAAAAGGATACATTGACATTGAACATTTGTTATTTCATCATCTTGATCCCATACTGATTGAGAACATTGGTAAACTTGGTGTAGAAGGAAACATTGCACCGAACGGAGCGAGGGTATCAGATTGAACTATAAAATTTTTCAGATTTGTTTTGAAGACAAACAGATTCCTTTAGTTAATCCTTTGTTAACTGCATTTGATAATACTTCAAATGAACATCCAGAGTTGCGTGAATTTCATTCATTCAATCGTATCATTGACGAAGGCTTTGCAGATGACTTAGATGCTTGGGGTGTGTTTGGTCCTCGCTGGCAAAGCAAGATGCGATACGAAGCTAACACAATCAAAGATGCTATTGATAACAATGACGGCTTTGATGTTTACATTTTTAATCACGCTAGAGTACAGAATGCATTAACTGCGAACGTGTGGGAACAAGGTGATTACTTCCATCCAGGAATTAAACAAGTTGTTCGTTCTGCATTCATTGCTGGTGGGTATGATACCAATGCACTTGATAACGTAATGACAGATTCAACTTGCTACTGTAGTTACTTTGTTGCAACAAAAGCATTTTGGTTAGAGTACATTGCATTCTTGAAAGATATTAAAAAGCATCTTGAAGCATTGACTGGTGAAGATGCTGAGATTTATCATGGTAGTGCAAATTATAGCAGAGACCCTAATTTGAATATGTTTCCGTTTATCGTTGAACGATTGTTCTCTACGTTTCTTCAGATGAAAGAATATGAAGTCTACAGTCAGCCATATGACTATGATGTTTATAAAAGCCAGATTAATGATTTCAGCAAAGTATTGGAATCATTGTATGGCATCAAGCGCATGGTTGTTGAACGACAATCACAGGAACTTTTTGAACATTGGAATTTATTAAGATTGTATTTTGCAAAGACACATCCCGATTTGTTTAACTTGGATTGACAATATGATTATTGATTTGTTTCGTCCTACTATAGAATGGATTAAAGATGACTTTAAGTCTAACAGAATTCGCTTTGCTGTTGAGTTGTTTGCTTGGGCTATTAGCATTGGCTGTAGTATTACTATGGCACTCACAGTCCCCACCCCTCCGCTTCTTGCTCTTTATCCTGTCTGGATCCTTGGCTGTGCTTTGTATGCTTGGGCTAGTTGGACTAGGAAATCTTTTGGCATGTTGGCTAACT